GCAGCTATTTCTTTTTCTTTGATTATGCTCAGTACTGTAGTGACAGAAGGATAATGAGTACCATCAGGAGTAATATATTGTCTACCTGACTTCCCAGTCTCGCTACTAAGATCTTCATATCCCAGATCAATTTTCTCATGTAAAAAACCCATTATGTTTTTATTGTATTACCTCGGCCTGAACCACTTTTTATTCCTTTGAGGTGATCTCTCCAACTGTCTGGTGTTTTTGTAATGTTGTGGCCAACCATACTGACAATTTTTGGAGCGGATAAAACTTGTCTCACACCATACTCAGCACACATCTCCTGTAGCTCTTTATGACTACAAAAAACTTCCCACGTATGAGCTTCTTCAAGAGGAGTGTCATCGTCTTTTCTGATAATATAAGTTGGCATTAAAGTTTACTCATCTTTCAGAAGACCTGGAAAAGCTTCATTGATCATGGGCCTAGTAATTCCTTTAATCTTTGTTTTATTTATAACATTGATTAACAGCTTGGCATCTTCTGGATGTACTGTCTCTAGCATACCAATAAAGATAGCTTCACGTTTTACAGCTGGCAGCTTACTGCCCTGTCCACCAGGTACAAGATACTTAAATTTGGTATTCTCTCTTAGAAGATTGCCTGGAGCATTATGACCTTCATTGGGTTGATATGGAGGCTCACCTGGAGGAAGGTTCCAGATCACTGTTTCATCGTACATGCCACGGAGACAATCTTTTAGAGCCCAAGTCTCATTATCTTTAAGTACCTTTACTCTTTCTGCTTTTTTACCTTTCTTTAAGGCTTCTTGAATAACTTCATAAACAAGCATTATACAAATTCCTCTACGCTTTCTAATAACATCTTTAGTTGTTTGTCAACCATATAAGGAAACACCTTGCCTTTGTTGGTCCACTTATCCTGTTCCTCATAAGTATCTATAATCTGACTTTTGAGGCGTTCAGGAGTCTCAGATAGATCAATCAACTTCTTATTACGTTGATAGTTTCTGTACCATTCATCGCTAGATGGCCCTTCTACTACTTTACTTATAAGCTCATCAATCTTCTTTTGACGAAGAGGATGTTGTCTACGTCCCTCTACCAGGCAAGTATCATCTGACAGTACGTTAGGTATGCCATCCACACTATCACCCTTCAGGATCTGTGTTTGAAGGTACAAACGTGGGTTAGGATCCTTGACTTCCTTTCTCGTCACATAAGAGTACTGATCTACGTTGTCATACTTATGAAGCTGGATGAAGTCTTTATCAGCTGAGACAATCATCACTGGTTCGTAGTTGCCAAGCTCTTGAGTATACTCAACCAACGTACCAATAATGTCATCGGCCTCACAGTTATCGAACTTCAGACCTTTGTATGGAAAGAACTCTAGTAGCTCTTCGCGAACAGCATCAAGAATACGGAACACCTCGTTCCAATCAGTAGAGTCTTTCTTACGGTTCTCTCTACGCTTCTGCTTGTACTGAGGATAGACGTCTCGTCTCCAGCTATGTGGTCCGTCAGCACAGACAACAATCTCACCATACTTATCCTTAAACATGGTTCTGTACTGTCGAACTTGGTTTAGGATAACATGACGAATCAAGTCTTCTTTCAATTCAAGTTTTTGTGATATGATAGTTCCTACCACAATACCATTATAATCAAGTAAAATCATCCTTGTCCTCTATATTTCTTAAAACTACGCCTCTGGTGTTTGTTTGTTGGACGTGACCTAGTACTCTTACCAATAGACGTTACTTTTTTTACACGTTTCTCTTCAATCATAAAAGAAAGTGTTCTTCCATTTTTCTGTGGCATTATTTCTCCCACCTGTAGAAAATGTGGTTACCCACCGTTATAGTTTGAATCTTAGACGATGCCCAATCAGGAAGAACATAGTCTGCATGATAATGTGTAGACCCATATGTTGTATCCCTGAATGACCACGTCACCAGTTTAAAAGCTAGTGCGGATATTATACTATATAAATCCGCATCTTGTCTAGGGATATTGTCAGATTTTCCATCACAATACCAACTAAACTGACACTT